GCTGGTAGTAATGCTAGAGTAAATAGCAAATTCACCATTTAGTGCAATTTCATTTTGACCATATTCATGTTGCCAAATATTAAACCCACCTGCAACGCTGTATACTGATTCCCCAACGGTTGGACTAGGGGAAAAGTTTTCAGCAACAGTTATCCGAGTAACACCCGGTGGAACTACAGTTGTATTATAAATATTGGTACTATTTGTAATAACATAAGTTTTATTAAAACTGTTTGTGTTGCTAAATGATACTGAGTCACCCGGGCTAAATCCAATTGTTTGATCGCCAGCTAAATAAAATTGATTAGCGTTTGGAGCGGGTAAACTAGCTGGGTGTGCAATAACATTAAATGTTCTACTAAAAATTGGATTATAATTCCAATCAGCCCAAATAGGTGTTGGAAAAATTTCTGTAGTATATCCACAAGAACGTTGAGCACCTGTTGCTTGACCAGCATCATACCAGAGCTTGTCTTTTACGTTATAAATAATAGCATCTGTACATTCTGTTGCGGTACCACGAGGGTAAAAGAACCAAATCTCATTATAGCGTGGAATCTTAGTAGCCCACACTTTTTGGCGTTGTTCGTAGTTAATGTTGTTAAACAACCAGTTTACGTTTTTATCGTTTGGTAATACTTGTACAGAACCGTTATATAGATAGAAACGATCAACGCCCATCCAGAAATAAATTCCGTCCATCTCCACAACAGCGTTGGAAGACATGATAGAAATTTGGCTAGAAATAATATCGTACGTCCAATAAATTCCAGTTGCTTGGGAGTTAAAAGAAGCACGAATAAGGGAGTCAGTGGCCCAAAATAAACCCGATGGTGAGTTAGTACCACCACGCATTGGCATACCCTTAACAATCTTTGATGAGGCTACGTTTACCTGATTGGCAAATGTACCATTCCAATCATAGGGGCTTTGAGATGCGTATGTAGTGCTTACATTATTATTGGCAATAAAGCCACTAGAACCGTAAACAAATATAAATGGATACAGAACACAAACGCCGCCGTCAACACTAATTGGTTTATATGTTGGGTTTTGACCTGCGCTATCAGATAAGCCAGTAAAGTTCCAAGTATCTGTTGAGTCTGGCGTAATGTTTCCAATAAGAACTTGACTTACAACACCGTTATCAATATTTTCTAAGTTGTATCCTGGATGTGCTAATACTTGAAGATTGCCGCCGGATGGGCTAAAGATTGAATCAAACTGCCAAGTAACACGATAGTTACCAATTGATGGGTCTGTTTGAAGATCTACATCACTAGTAAACACGGGAGTATTGTCAATCCATACTTTGGTTGGTGTACCGGAAATAGATCCGCCAGTAACGTTTACTGTAGTATTTGGTGTAGAGAATGTAGATGTACTAACTGTATACACTGTTGGTGTACCAGTTTGGGTAAAAATAACTTTAGTACCAGTAGGAAATAAAGTTGTTTGGTTGCCGGCTACAACAAAAGAAGACGTTGTATTAGATACCAAAGTTACATACGTTGTTCCTGGAAGTATGTTAACTTTAAATGGGCCACTACCAGTTGCGTATGTAGTACCAGTTGTAAATACGTCTAGCTCTTGGTAGTTACCAGCAAAAATGTAGTTAACACCATTAAATGGTTGAGCTATCATTCCGCGATAAATACCAACAAGACTTTGAAACAGTGTGCGGTAGCCTCCTATCTTTTTAGGATCACCACGCTGAAAACGACACCACACACCATCGGTGTATTGGTCGTTTTGAAACTGAGTACCATCGCGCTTGATACCCGCTGGAATAGCCAGTGAGTAAATCGAAGTATATTGCGAGGTATCCTGTTGCTGATTATCAGCCGCCATTTAGAACGTCCCACCAGGAATTAATTGGGCATTAAGAGTTGCGTTTACTGTTACAAGAGGTACAGATAAGTTTGAGTTATCCATTTGAATAATTTCATGGCCGTTAGCTGTTAAACCAAGAATAGAAGAACCGACAAGGTACATGCCTGTAGTTGTATCATTGTTAAAGGAATACGAAGGAAGGGCAGCAGTACCGTTTGCTGCATAGAACAAACCGGTGGATGCGGTTGTTAATGGGAATAAATTTAAACCATCGCTAAGAACAGTTAATACGTTACCTGCAGATAACACCAATGGTGGCTGTGAGCTGCCTTGGTTTTGGAATGTAATGTTATAGCCAGTTTGATTAGTATTATTAACTAAAATATAAATCTGGGTAATCGCTGGTAATGTTACTGCTAGTGTTGCTGTACGAGTGGTAGTCTGAGCAATATAGGTTTGAATGATTGGAGCAAACGAAGTTAAGCTAAATGTATTACCAGGAATAGTATCAACATCGTATGTAGCTGCTGTAAATGTAACGTTATTAGCTGGAGCTAAACCAACGGTAATAAAACCACCATTGTTTGAATCCAGCATAATAAACCCTGAATCACCAGGATTTGCTGTAATGGTTGTAAAGCCATTTATTGTATTTGGTGATGTTGGGTTAATTGTTAATGAGCCTGTTCCGTTATTACGGAAACCAATATACCAACCTGTTGATAAACTAGAAATTGCTGGAAGTGTAAACGTACCAACGCCGGAGTTCCAAACAAAGGTAGCTGCACGGCTGTTATCGTTAATAACAGGGCTAGTTGTTAAATCAATAGGATTTTGTGTTGTTGCTAATTTACCAGATACAGTTGTTAAACCAGAACCTGCTAATGACGCTGCATCAGCATAAGATGTACCAGCTGCAAATGTTACGTTGTTCCAAACACCTGCTACAGTTGTATTATCAACAAGATATACATATTTAGAAATACCAACCGGAACAGTAAAAGAACCGCCGCCATTATAATCTGTAATAGTAAATGGTTGCGCACCTAAGTTACGGAATAGAATATCCGCACCCAATGTACCTTGATTGCCTTGAGGTAATTTAATAACAAGGCCAGAAGTAGAAGCAACGCAATCAATAATACGGGCCGCTGGTGTTTGGCTATTGTTAACTGTAGAAGGCCAGAAAAGCTGCGTATTTGAACTAAATGCAAGAGCATAGTAAGATACATCAGTAGCAGTTACTACTGTACCTGTAAAGGGGGATACGTAAACTGGAGTAGTCATATATTAGGGTTCCTGTACCGAAGTGTTACGATCCACACGGCGAGAATTGTCTTCTTTCTTAAGTGCTGCAATAGCATCTGTATAATAGCCTTTCCAAACAGGCAGTTTATCTAATGCTTTTAAATATCCTTGAGCTTGTAACAGCGCACCATATAACATAGCTTGTGGTGCAATAGCTGTCCACAAATTCTGTTGGTTTACTGCATCCAATGGTTGCACTTCAGCATAATAAATAATTTCCACTGGATAACTTGTGTCTGGAGATGGCGCAAAATTCCAGTTATTATAATCGTACTCTGAATAGTACTGTGGCTGGGCGTTGCTAGATTCTGAAAGATACTGAGCTACATAATCTTGACTACGAAGCAACACTGGTTTGCCATTGACTTTCATAGAAACAGTTTTACGCCAACGAGCTGGCTTATTAAGCACAGTCTGGTTAGTTGCCAGATTGGTTTCTACTACGATAAGCTGGAGGTATGTCTTGAGTTCTGCAGCAATAGATGATTCTGCCAACGCAATAAGGTTAGGAATCTGAGCAACGAAATCAGCATCATCGCGCTCCATGTATTGCTGGATGTTCAACACCAGCGAATCGTAAGTCATTATTACGCTCATCTTGTGTAGTAGCTTATGTTAGGTTGGAAGTAAATAGGTGACTTATCACGCTCTTCATTGTTAGCTTGCATGAAGTATTTCTCTGCCAAGCCTTCTAAATACTGAATACGGTTTGCATCCACACCAGGAATCTGTAGGGATAAACGGTGCGACAATGTGGCCTGCACTGAGTTAATCCAGCGATCTGGTACGTAGATTTGATTTGTTAATGAACCAACATCTTCCATTTGTTTTTCAATAACAAGCTGAAACATTTGGAAATCATTGTTTGGTACAGGCCAAAGATACATCTGTGGTTCGATCTGACGATCGTACCAATATTGCAAAGAACGAACAGACGGGAATTGCTTATTAGGCAGATTCCAGTAATCATCACGGTTTAAACGAGCCAAAGGAATGACTTGTTGTGACTGTGAAAATACTATCTGACGTAAGGAGAACGTGGATGTTGTGCTTGCGTTACGCAGGCGATAGAATCCATAATTCTGTGTAATATTGATATTAAAGTAAGCCCATTGATAATCACTTAATGTGGTAGATGGGAGAACTTGCTGGTTGGTCCAAGTAACACCATCATAGCTGGTCTCATAAATAAGATTGTATGTGGTGGTTGTACCTGGGGAGTATGCGTTAAAACCAACGTAAAATACTCGTTGTTCTGGATTGTATGCAGCGCCAAACCAGTTTTCAGCTAGCGTAGAAGTGGCGTGGCCGCTTTGTAAGGACTGAGTAAATAAGTTAGGAGCGCCGGCATTATCCGCTGGAAGAGCTGCGTTTGGGGCAATGTTTTGAACATAAACCCAGTTAGCTTCACGGATGTCAATGGTTGTTTTTGGAAGCGTTAAAATCTGTTGGTCGGTTTGAGCGCCCAACAGAATGTTATCCAATAACCAAAGGTTTACACCAAGATTAGAAAGGTTTTGTAAATTGTAGAATAGCGCCTGCTTGCCAGCGTTAACTAGCTCAGGTGTCATTTCCTCAGCAGCTTTGCCGGAGTCACGAAACGCGTATGAAATTAACTGGTCAACATTGATTGTTGTTTGACCAGTTGTGTTGCTGTACGCCATTTAGCGCCCCCTACCAGAAACTCGCTTTGGTAATGATTTAAGTTTTACGCCTGTGTCGGCCTTGTTAAACTCTTTGGCAACTTTAGTAGGAACACCAACCTTTTTAGCAAACTTAGGGTTGTGTGCCGCAGCAGCCATCAAGCGCTCTTGTGCTTGTGATTTACTTGGCATATTAGCATTTACCTTTAATTTTGCCGCCTTTTTTAGCACCTACTAAAGCAGACTGGTTAAAGTTGTTTAGGAAGTTTTTAACGCTTGGCTTAGCTAAAAGGTTATCAATCATGCCAGGTTTTTTCATTGCTGTAACACGACGTACTCTTGGAGTAGGACGCATTGCAGTAGCAACAGGACCTGCGCCAGGAATATCTTTGTTGAAAGCTGCAGCAGCTGGGCTTACATTGCCACGATCGCTTTCGTCTTCAATCATAGCTGGATTAGGTGCTGTAGGAGCTGGGGCAGCAGCTGGAGTTGGTGTTGTTGGATTACCAGCGGCGTCTGTCATACCCATACGATACTTAACAATAGGGTCGTCACCAGTATAGCCGCCGTCAGCAAACTTTTTTACTTTTGCTTTGCCACCCTTCTTATACGCATTACCAAGCGCGTCCATACGACCTTCTGACATACCCTTACGAGCTGCATCACCACGTGAACCAAAGGCTTCGTAATCAGCTTTTGCTGCTTTTTTGTCGCCTTCAGCCATGTTTTTATCGTAGTATTTTTGTTGTGCTGCTGAAGCACCTACTTGTTTACCACCAGCCATTTTCTTTACTTTGCCGCCGCACTTATATTTGTTTGGTCCACCTTTAGCACCAGATGGGGCTGCAGCTGTTTTACCAGATTCTTTGCTCTTAATGTACGGGTCTTTGTGACCAGATGCACCAGTGGTTTTTGCACCAACATCTTTGCTTTTTACAGCTGCTTTAGATGGGGCATCTGCTTTACCGGGTTTGATTAACTTGGTTTTGCGGATGTTATCTAAGTCACCAGAAGATTTCTTAGCTTCGTAAACGTTGGTTACAGAGCCACCGGTCTTGTATTTACGTACAGTTCCGCATTCTTTTTTAGAACGACCACCACGCTTGAGTTTGGAAAGATCAGTCTTTTCACCGCCATGCTCTTGTTTATCGTGCATAGCAAAGGCTTTTTTAACAATTGCTTTATCTTGCTTGATGTCAGCAGCATCTACTTCGCCGCCTTTTTTCATCTTGCCGCCGTAGCACTTAGCTACAGCCTTAGACACGCCGCCGCCTGTCTTCATTTTAACTATCTTTTTAAAGCCTTCCATGGCAATTCCTCGAGTAATTGATTAAAAAAGGATGATCAGTCCTACTTATACTAATGCAAAAAATGGGGGGTTTACGCCCCTAAAAATAATGCTCTTTCGCGTTTTCTGCGGTTAACAAGCACATCTGGCTTATTCCACATGAGGATAGCGTCTGCTGCCCCCCGCATATCATTTGCGTTAATTTTCTTAACAACGGTAGACTTACGGAAGTTAGTCTCTCCAATATTGAAGCAAAGGCTGTATAGAGCGTCAAATTGGTTCTGTTGAAGGGGTACCTTCACCGAGCTCTCTACGGCCTCGCTACACCACTTTAAATCGCTTTTAAGCAGGTCTTCTACCTGCTCGTTTGTCAGGGTCGCATTAAGAAGGTACTGCTCGTCCGCTTTGATGAGGTGGCCAACACCAATAGTCCAAAGGCCTTTAGAATCCTTATAGGCCTTGTTACGGGCGCCTTCTTCTTTGGTAATGAAGTCTAGGGTTGATTTAGCAATTGCCATAATGTTTTCTTCAATCTGGGTATAACGGTCTGTGAAGTGAATTGCGGCAAATATGCCTAAAACCCAC